CTGTTGAATCATAATCAATACCACCTAATTCTGATATTTCAGTTCCACTATCTCCACCACGAACTGGCATAAAGAAGTCTTCTGTTAGGTTTTGCATATTGTATTTTAAATTATATTCACCTGTTGCTTCGTCAATGATTGGTGTCTTCTTCATCTTGTTGATGATTCTTTGCATATAGTTATCGACTTCTGCTGGTGGAATATTTCCAATATCAATCTTGAATACTCGTTTAGAAGGTGCTCTCATAATTCTGTGAATTAACATTGCGTCTTCCATTAAAGTTAATTGTTTCCAAATCTTTCTCGTAGATTCAATCATTGACTTACCATAAGGTAAGAAGTTACTATCGTTTGCTAATCTGAAGTGAGCGACTTGAAAGTTTTCAAATTCTATCTTCTTTTTAGAACTTGCGGCTCTATTACCAAAATATGGATGTGCACCCTCGATTGACTCTAAATAGAACTTTGTATAATAAGGATTCTCTGGGTCTTCTCCCTCTGCCCTTACGACTTCATAAGGTGAAAGTGGAACTACGTTCGTAACACCATACTTCTCATTAATGTCTAAGTATAAATAGAAGTCACCATACTTAACCATATTACGAACCCAAGGCCATAGATTGAACTCAATGTTCATTATGTCATAAAATAAATTGTTTAAAATTTCTTTGATGTTTTCGTTGTCTGTTTTAATATCTACTACTTGACCATACTCGCCTTTCATAGTTGATTCATCGGAATATATATCCAATGCACTTGATATGATTGGGTCTGAATCCATTGATTCATAATCTTTAAATAGTCCCAATCTCGCTGCCATAACCTGATGAACGGTTGAATATCCTGTCCCTACTAAATCTAAATTGGTATGCAATTTAGAATATCTATCGACAAGATGACTCTTGACTTGATGTTGTATTTGGTCTGTATCGGCTATCTTTAATTTTTTACCACCGACATTTCTCACGATTACGTTTGTACTGAATAATCGTTGTAGTCTTCCAAATAATGTTGTATCTGCCATAATTACCTCACTTTATAAGAGCCAGTCTAATGACTCTTTCTCTTTTCCTGTATCCCACTCCCAACTATCATTTTTATTAGCGTCTTCTTGAGTGTATAAACCCTCAGTATCATTCATTCTACTAAGAGTTTTCTTTGTTAATTCAATTCCCTCAGTTCGTAATCTTAATGCTGTATCACGAACCCAAAGTCCAATAGCAAAAGACATTACCAAGTCATCATTGTAACCTGACATTGCTTCTGCTCTATTATTTATGTAGACAAAAGTTAATAGTTCATCAATCAAACGATTACTATGAACCACTACACTTTCCTCTCTAAAAAATTCTTCTAACTTACTAATAATTAGTGGTCTGGTCTTGGAAGTCGTTGAAAAACCTGCCACCATATTTCTTTCTTGTGTGTTGATTCTATTATTTATTTGGTGTTGAACATCAACATATTGTAAGTCTTTACTTGTATAAAATAGATTAGGGTAATCCCTATCTATTACTTGTTGGATTGTTGCCCAACCAATATTATTATTCTCTATAATAAGTATCGCATCATTATATTCTGTTGCTATACTTACCAACATATTTCCAAAATCTTTGGTATTTATTTTACCTTTATACTCTGCTACTTGTTCTAAGTTCTCAATATCAATTACGTGGAAAGCAGAATAGTCTGCACTATCACCTCTACCTACATCAGCACATACAATATAACTCTTTGTATAGTTTGCTGGTTCCCATATCCAAGTATTTGAATCGATACCACGTCTTTCTATCGGGTCTTTACAACCACCTTTCCTGAGTCTTTCCAATATAGTTGGGTCAATTACACCCGTTCCGGATGTTAAGAAGTCACAATCACACTCTTGTGCTGCACTTCCTGGTCCAAGTAAAACATCTTGCTCATCTCTCCATTCTTGCTCTCTGTCTGGATGAACCGTCCAATGTAATTTAATCGGATTAAACATACCACGACCTTCTTCAGCATCTACCCAAGTTTTGTGGAACCAATTACCCACACCATTTGGTGTTGATAATGCTACACATTGTCCACCAGTCGTTAAGGTAGATTGTGCTGCTGTCCAAATTGAGTCAATCCTATCGATAAACGCTGCCTCGTCTAATATCAATAATGATAGTGCCTCAGAACGAGCTGCTTCTGGACCTGATGATACTGCTTTAATCTGTGAACCATTACGATATCTCAGATTTAATTTGTTATCCTCAACACATTTTTGTTTCAACCAACTCGGTAGATTTGCGTGCATAACACGAACTTTTGTTACCAAGTTTTTTGCTACTTCTTGTTTAGTTGCAATAACCAAAACATTTTTGTCTTGGTGAAAAGTCATCAACCATAAACTATATCCGGCCGTCAATGTAGAAATACCCAACTGACGAGCCTTCAAAATAACATTCATACGATGTTCTTGAAATTCATTGACTACCTTATCTTGGAAATCATACAATTCAAAAGGAATCTTACCTCGAATCGGGTGTTGTATCATACAATACTTTCTCATAAAATATGAAGCATCTTGTGCACACTTTACATATTCTTGTTTGATTACTTCTTTTATTGGTTGTGCCATTAGTCTACTATCTGACCTGCTAATTTAACTGAAGTAGCAGTTAATGCTACACCAAATGTAAAGTATAACCATTTGTTTTCATACCATTTAGGTCTGACAAGTTTTACTTTTTGTTCAAGTAGTTTATTAGTGTCTTTTAGTAAATCTATTTGTGTTGTTTTGTTTGCTATCAACATAGAATCTATTGCGGCAGTTGCTTCCAATCTCTTTACCATAGCTTCATAATCAGAAACTAACGATACATTTAAACTATCTTTTAGTTCTAATTCTTTAATTGCATTGGTAAATCCTAATACTTGGTCTTCCGTGAAAGAATAAGTCTTAGGTTCTTGGATATCTTGTGCGAACAAAAGTCCTACGAATAGTATGTATGTAATATATCTCATATATATAAATATATACTACTTACTAAATTTCTTCAAAAATTTTACTGCGTCATCTGCATTATCTTCTTTTACTGCTTCAGCTGCTTTTTTGATTTGATTTTTAGTAGTGGTTACTTTTCTTTTTAATTTAGCTACTTCTTTTTTATTAACTCTCTTCTTTGCTTCAAGAACTTTTACTTCTTTTTCAAGTTCTTTAACTTCATTGTCTTTAACTTTAATAGCTTTATCAAGTTCTTTGACTTCTTTCTTTTGGTTACCACCAAAGAAAAGATTGATTATCATTTGTATGAATTTCATCATTTCACTCCCGTTAGTTGTTGTTCTGCTTCTTCTACAAGTTCTCTTTTTTCTTGTATGAAATTTCTTGCTTCTTGAATAGTTTCTTCAAATTTTTCTTTACCCATTTCCCACTTATCTGCTTCTAACATTGGTGTATTAACACCTACATTATTATACCATTCTTTCTTACCACCCGTTTTCTCAAAGTCTATTATACTTTGTTCTAAGTCTTTCAATTGTGATTTTTGATTTTCTAACATCTTTCTTTGAGCCCATTCATCAAACTCACCTTTGATGCGAAGTTTATTTTCCATTTCAACTTGACAATCAAAACAATGTCCCATCATTCTCCAAAACTTATCATCAAGTTTTTTCTTCATTGCTTTTTTACATTCGGGACAAAACCAAGGCATTCTTACTGATGCCATAATATCAGTTAATTCTGATTTTCTTGTTTCCCCACCTTTATTTTCCGGTGCTTTACCCTCGTATCCTACTTGAACGTAATCCTTTTCTGCTGGTTTACCTTCAAGAATACCTTTTAGTGCTTTATTTTGTCTTTCTGCTTCTTTACTATAATTTGCCATTATAACTCCTATCCAAACTTTAAACTACCAAGTATCTGATTAATTGGTGCAAATGCTCCTGTGAATTTATATATGTTTCCTTTGTATTTGAAAACCAATCCTTCACTTGGAACGATTGCACTTGAACCACCAATAGCTTCTAATTTCTCTATTTGTATTTTTAATTTATTTAATTTTTCTATATTGTCGGGTTTTTGTAAATCTTTCAATGCCTTTAATACATCTTGTCTAATTTTTTGAACTGCTTTGTCTGGTGATACTGCTAAAAATCCTGACATATTTTTTAATATTTCTGCTCCGACTTGAAAGAATAATATCTCAAATGGTTTAATGTTTTGTTTGAACATTTTCGTATGGTCAAGTTTGTCGGTATCTAGTATCCATTTTAAGAATTCTGGTCTATCTTTAAAATCTTTTTTCATTTGTGGTATTTTATAACTTTTATCAAAGTATGCCCAACGATTAGTTAAATTTACTAATTCATTTGTCTTTATGTTAGCTTTAAATTGTTTTCCTGCATTATAAATATATTCTTTCCAATATGATTCGTGATATTGACCTAATCTGTCTGAATCTTTTAATCCATATTGAGATTGTAATTTATTTAACTTACCTAAAAATGTTGATTTCTTTTTACCAAAGTCTTGAACCTTATTCATTTTTAAAAAATTAGGTTTTGAAATCTTAAATGTCTTTTGTATATTTTGATTTATTTGTTGTATCATACCTTGTAACATACGAGCAGATTCTTTTGAGTATCCTTTTGCTCTACCAGACATATCATATTCGGTAGTTCCGTGAAATACAATTTCAGCGACATCATAATCTATAATATTACTTGTTTGTGGATATATAACCTCTAAGTTCATCCATTTGGTTCCATTACCAAATACTTTTGTTTTCTGTGCATTAGATAAACCACCTATTGATTTTTCTAAATCTCTCATCGCACCTACAAATGCTTTTTTAACATTACCTCTACCACTAAACATATTAGCGATACCTGCGGTTGTTGGTGCAGTTTTACCACCATTTTTCAGATGACCTTTGTTTCGGGCTGCTTTTAACTTTCCGTCAACCCAACTTACCATTAGGTTTTGTCCATCAAGCTTTTCAGAAACCTTATCTTCACGATTAAGTTTTCCATTTAACCCGATAATAACTATGTTCTTCAAATCTGAAAACGTCAAATTATTATCATCAAATGGATGATTCATATGTCCGTATGCTCCACCTTCTATTAATAAGTTGACTTCTTGCTGAAATTCTTCTTGAATCTTCTTAATATGTGTAATACCCTTTTTAACATCTTTTTTACCAATAGTTGGTGAATCTTTCCAACCTTTCCAATTCTTAAATTTCTTCTCACCGAAGAACTTAACGATTTCCCAACCCAATGAATCTAAATTCTTTTTCATTTTCTTTTTATACTTTGGAAATGGATTACTTACACTATCTGTGTTTTTTCTATCTTGGTTGATTGTTTTACCGTATGTTACGGTTTTTGCTCTATCTTGTTCATAATCATCTGCCATAATGGTGAACATCATATCTTCGGTATCATTGATTGGAAAACCTATAAGTTCCCAACCCAATACATCTGCGTGTTCCGGTGATACTCTAAAGTAGTCATCTAGTGAACCGAAGAAATCATACATACCCTCATCTGACATATCACTTGCATTTACACTACTACCAAAACCACTAACTTCTTTTATAATTTTTTTTACATTTGGTTGTTGAAAGAACTCAAACAACTTACCAAATCTTGAAGTCATTGTTTCATAAGTTGATTTATCAAAGTATCCAAATGTTTTTTTGAATATTTGTTCTCGTTTCTTTTCATCAAACTTAGGACTACCTAATAGATTTCTAATCTCTGTTCCACTTGATATACCACTAACCTTTTGGTGTGGTGCTATAAAAATATATCCGTGTGTTTCGTGTCCTTTTAAATTTTTTAAATTTTTCTTAAAGTCTTGAAAGTAAGTTAACCCACC